GCCCAATATTACACTTCATAACTTTCGGGCTGTGGGTTGTGAACGCATTCTTGAAGTATGAGGTCGCTAAGGTGCGGTACCTGTATCCGGCGAACTTCAATTATACTGTTCTGGGTCTTTACATAATGGATCACATGTACAACGCCTTCCAAGCCATTTCAGGCATAGACATGGGTCACAACGTATTCGGAGCCATCGCCGTAAAGATGGATGTGTTGAGGATGGTCGCGAATGCATTCTGTGGAGCCAACTGTGACGGGAAGGGTTTCAATGAAAATCATTCGTTCAACGACATGTCACTTGTTTATCGATGTTGTAGAACTGTCAGTCCCCGGTCCGATGCTTTTGCCTATCAAGAGTTGCAAAAGGCGATAGACAAATATGTTGACTCTCTGAGAACCCGGAAAGTCAAACTTAACAAGATAGGGCCAGTGGCCGAATCTGTCACCATGGACGTTGAGCACACATTATTTAGTGGCGAGGCTACAACGCAGTTGGTGAACACCATGCTCCTGTTTGGGTTATCTGTCCTCGCGGTGAGGTCAGCGATCAACGCAGGGAGGATTGAGAGATTCATGCTCTTCCTCAAAGGTGACGATCTGAACGGGTTTTGTGGGAATTGGCTTGAGGCGTGCGTCGTGTTCCATGAGGTCAGCTCGCTTGGAATGTTGCTGGAGCCAGCGAAAGACCACGTGGAGCCCTCTCAGAGTGAGCATGAGCGATGTCTTGTGAGCCCTCTCGGTTACAATGGTTCGATAGCCCGCCGCATTGGAGCTGCTGTGGCAGCCGAACCTCAAGGTTCTCGCGGATTGACTCTTGAGGAGCTGCTCCAGACTATGGCTGAGCATCATCAGAGCATGATATGTCGGTGCGCAGACTACCATTCAGTGTGTGCATTCAGCAAGGCGATGCTGATGACAGCTATGAGGCTTGATTCACTGCCCGATTACGTCTGGGCAGCAGCCCATAGGCCTAAGTCAACAGGAGGATTCGGCTTATGGATGGGTCAGCACACTTATTTTCAGAAAGCCGGTCGGATGCCAAGAGTGGAAACGCGCATCAAATTGAAGCCTGGTGGACGGTTCAGGGATGTAGGCTCAGCCCATATGACAGACCCTCTCATCGCGCGGATAGCGGGAGACCATGGGGTGCATGTCAGTGAACTGAGACCGGCGCGTGATCAGATGGTCTCTGACGCAGTGGAATCGGGCCTCGGGCCTGAGAAGTATGGAGACAGGCGCGAGAAGAACGTCAGAGCGATCTTATCGTTCATAAGTAATCTCCCGGATGGGATTGAACGTGGCTTGACCCTCACGGCCGCCAGTGCCTCGCGGGCGTACGAATTGGGTGAAGAGCTGAATCAGCTCCTG